ATGAAAACCGGGAGAATGCCCATTTTTTGAGCATTCACCGCAGCTTCTAATAGGGCAGTTGTTTTGCCCGTATCACTATGTCCGCGAAGGAGTGTGATATGTCCGGTAGGGATACCGGGTAAAGAAGTGATATCTTGAAAGGCTTTAGATAGAGGTATCCATCCCTGCTCTTTAAACTTCACAGAAGCATTAGAGTAGCCTTTCTTCTTTTTAAAATTACTTAAATTAAACGACGTACGAACAGCAGCGGTCGCTTTTTCTTGAACTTCTTTTTTCTTTGCCATTATTCATTAAATATATCATCAAACATAGTAACTTTGTCTTTGTTGCCAGCGGTAGCTGTTTCCAAAGTAAAGTCAGTCTTTTGAGGACTATTGCTTTCTGGCGTAGTTTCAGAACCTGCTGCAGGAGATTCTTCTTCTGCTGATCCTGGGTTTAAGTAGTTTTGTAATTGTTTCTTAATAAAGTCATAATCGTATTGAGTATGTACTTCAGTAGGATTTGGTTGTTCTTTTAACCATTTATCAACTAAATCATTGTTGTCTGATAGGGGTGTTTGTTTAGGTTTAATTCTAACTGTAGTTGTAGGATAAGGGTTACCTTGAACCTGCTCTACTACTAAATCCCAACCGTTGATTACATCAGTAAAATCACCTACATCTTCATCTTCTGCTAGAGCAAGTAAAGCTTTGTAGATAGTAATACCAAATCCCCATAATCTAACACCTTTATCTTCTTCTCCTCTTACTACTACAGGAGCAAAGATTCTAGTTTTAGGGTTAATTTTACCTGATAGAGACCAGTTGTCTTTATCGTTGGTCTTACGTAGTTCTTTTACGAACTCTTCGATAGGATCTTGCTTACCAAAGTTTGATAAAGCAACCATCGGGTATTTCCCAATACCGTAGTGAAACTTTAACTCTTTGAAAGGAAAAGCAGGATCGAAGGCAGACGGAACGATTCTAATCGTCTGTTTACCTAGTTCGGGTTTCCAAAAGATAGTGGAATAGTCAGTTTTTTCTCTTTCCTGACCGTTGTTGTTTAAGGCATCGAGCTTAGCCTTGATCGCATTTAAATCCATATAACTTGTTTAATTTATAACTTATTATTAATATAAGAACTTCTTTTTAGTTCTCCAACTCTTTTATACGAAAAAGTTTTGTATTAATTCTTTTTAATTCTGGTCCTTTGGTTAGAAGTATGCAATTTCGATAATCAGACCAGTTGATTCTATAAGAAGTATCTAAGACTCCTTCGTTCAACTCTTTAATAAGAGTATTCAATGCGTTTATTGTATATAGGGTATTGGACTCTTTTTTTCTGTGAACTAGAATGGTGTTCTCTAAAAAGGTGGAAACATTGCCGTAGTCTACATTATAGGTACAGATGTATTCGTCCTGGCTCTTGGAATACAGGACAAATATTTTGTTGTAAATAATTTTGTACTTATCTTGTATATCTTGTAAAGTCTTTTCTAAGGCATCTTCCGTAGAAAAGGTGCAAAATAATTTATTGCTCATATCTTCGTTTAAACTTATAACATCAATATCATAATCGAATTGATGCAGTACTGTAACATTTTTCATTTATTATAAATATAAGTTAGTATCATAAAACTAAATTATTAGATAATTTGAATTTAACAGGGTACTTCCCATTTTCTGAGAGTATCTCTTCTAAATTCTCTAGTAATTCTTTTCCATCTTCTTTATTAAAATCAAACAGTATTGAATCGTAAGTATACAACACCGCTTTAGTCTTCTTATCTTTAAGGTATCTCAATACCTCTTTTAAAATTATAATATTCCTAGAAGTTTCTAATGACTGCATAACGTAGTTCATTAATTTCTGAGGATTCATATCTTTTAGCTTTTTTGTAAATGGTTTCCCACTAATAGGAGCCAGGACTTTTCCGTCAGTTTCATATCTGGCCCAAAGTTCTTTGATAAACTTATCAATTCTTTCAAAGATGTCCAGGAATGCCCACTTTTCTGGTATTTTTCCATAAATTGCATGAAAGTTAATTTGTTTGGCTTCTGCGTATTCTTCATCTGTGATTTCTTCTTTATCGAAATATAATTTAGCTAATTGTTTATGAGCAGACTCGTCTGTTAATTTGTAGCCAATCTGATCAGCAAGTAAACGAAGGTGATAGCCATCAAAATCGAACTCAACAAAATAGTCACCGGTCGGACGGAAACATTTGCGGTGCTCGTTACTCTTAGGTAAAGCAGCGAAATTAACGCTATTGAAAGCATTAGTAGGTCTAGAGGTTGCATTATATAAATTGTAATTAGTAAATACTGAGTTGTCTACTGTATTATAAATAGGGTTTCTAGGTGTAAAAAGCTTGTTAAATGCTTCATAATACACACCAAGTCCGCTTTGTTCTAATAAGAAAAATACATTAGTTGCAGTCTTATTATAAAAGTCAAAACAATCAGGTATTTCTATCTCTATAGCCTTCTTAATTTGATTATATATCTTTTCTGAGGATTCGTATAATTTTGAGATAGGTACGAGTTGATTAATGTTATATTGATCTTTAAATTTGTTATAGAAATAATTTAAAGTTGTATTTTCTTTAGTGTACTCAAGCCTTTCGTAATAGGTCATAGAATAAAGCAATGATATATCGATTGCTCCCTGTAGATTAAAGTGATATAGGAGGTCTTTTTTATTTAATGTATATAGTTTACTAGTGCTTTTAAGAAGCTCGTAGACCCGGTTTTTATCTACATTTAAACCTTCGTCGTGGTTAATAGGAATAATAAAACCGTGATCAGATTTAAGTAATCTAATATAAACTGCAACAACTGAGGTAAGCTTAGGGTGGTAGAGATCGTTTGATGATATAACATCTACGAAGCAACCTAATCTAACTAGATTCTGTAATGACTGTAACTTACTTTCTTCTTCTACTATATAAAACACTTGTACGTAACCTTTAGTTTAATATAATATAAGTAAAAAGTTTTAATTTACAAACTGGGAAAGGTCTTTTATGTAGTTTTTTAGCCCTCTTAGCTGTTTTTCTCCGTTTTCAACGGATTTTGCATTTCTACTCTTTGCTCCTAAGTACATATATCCTCTAAACTCAGTATCCTCTGCAGGTCCTTCCAGCCACCATTCGATAGAAGCAGTTAAATAAGCAGGGAGTTTTTTAACTCTATTAAATTCCGCTTTATTTAATTCTGAGATTAGTCCAGATCTTTTATCTCTTGAAAAATAACGAGTAAATTTCTTATTTTTATAATCTGTTTCAGTCGGTGCTACTATTGCACTTTTTGGTGGGATTATTTTATTTTTATTCTCTTGTTTTTTCTCGTATTCAAGTTTAAATATGAGTTCTTTACCTGCAAATTTCGGAGTAGTTCCTTCGAAAATTTGATTTTTATAAGTAATAAAGTAATCTCCTTTAAAAGGTTTCAAAGTATCCTTATAAAGTAGTTCTTTATCTCCTCCTGAAGATTTAAATGGGCCTGTATATTTAGACTTAGGTAGATACATTGTTAGTCTTTTGACTTAAAATTACAGCGTTAGCTTCAATAGTGGTAAACCATTGGTTGTTACTTATATCATGTGAAACAGTAGAAATTTGAAACCCTACTGACAGTCCTTCAGAATAAGAAGCTGGTAATACTTCATCGGGTATTTTAAAGAATTGTAAGGACTTTAATCCTCCTATACCCATCATTGTTAAATTTACTTTTGCTCCTATATGCCCTCTTTTGGGTTTACTACTTGCAAGATTAGCATCTAATTCCTGTTGAATTAAAGAAGCTCCGTTAGGAAGAGCTTTTTCAATAGCTTCTTTATCGTACTTACCTTTTTCGTAGAGTTTTTTAAATTCTTTTTCTAACTTAGCTTTAGCATCTTCTTTACCTTTTTCATATTCTTTAGCTAACGTTTTTTGATCATTTTGAGCTGCTGATGTAAACCTACTACTAATGCCTGAGTTAAATACTGCTAGTCCTGTGGAGGTATTTTTACCTGCATCTTGTCCTTGTAAAATAGCTTGACTAGTTATGAGATTAATCATAGAGTTTGATAGCGTGCTATTAAAAGAAAAGTCTTTTAAAAAGGAGTTTTTTCCTTTGGGTATAATTACAGTGTAATTATCTTCTTGACCTTCAGGTCTAGGAGTTAACTGTAAATCTATAATTTTACTAGGGCCTAATTTTTTGTCTAGATAGTAATCGTTATATAGTACAAACTGATTTATTCCACCTAGGCTGAGTTCAACCTCTGCTAGTATGTTGTTTAAGAAAGTACCGATACTTATATCTATTGGTTTATTTTTATCATCTTTTCGTAGTTTCTTATATTGGTCATACAGAAACTGTGTAGATAAGTGTATGTCTAATACATCTGCTCTATCTTCTTCTTTTTTACCGGAAATAATACCTTCAGTTTTCAACCCGTACTTGCCAGTTTGATTAGGTAACAAACAAACACCAGGATCGATACTAAAATGATCTGCATAGCTTGTGTAGAAATCTACTTCAGGTGTAGTATTAAATTTACCGTCAGGATTTTTAGTGTTAGCAGAATCTCTTGGTAAGAAAAAGTAGTTAATCATACCCAGAAAGTACCTCATACTTATATAGTTAAACCTATTACCGCCCGGTCTTCCATTAGCAGCGTTAAATCCTGCCCTATATACTTTGAATTCAAAAGAATCGCCATCTGAGGTTATTAGTTCTTCTATACCTTTAATAGAGGCGTCATATTTCTTTTGGAGGGCAGCGTTTATTCTATCCATATCTGCTTCCTCTACGATTTCATCTCCTTCTTGATTTCCTCTTTTATCTGCATCATTAATAGTGGATAAAATACCTGCAAAAGAAGATTGATTAGAACTATCAAATTCTATACCAGCGTCCTCAGCACTCCCCTTAGATTCCTCTTTATCAGTACCTCCGTAAACAGACTTAATGAAAGTAGTAACAGCACCTTCACCCATAAGTTCTATATTGACTGTAAATCCGTCTGTTTCATAACTCCAATCGTAGTTTTTAATAACACCTACCATGTACTCGTAATTATTTTGAGTATCAGCAATAAGTTTACTACCCTCTTCTTTAAGTTTATCAAGTCCAACAAGTCCATTATCGACATCAATAGTAGACGTAGTGGTTGGTTGTTCTGTAATACTATCTCCTGTTAGATCATTACCTTTAGCATACACAACGTGCCCCCACTCGAGCAAACATCTAAACCCTGGTCTGAGGTATAATTTTTCAATAATGGAAAGTTGTTCTAAACTAAAACACCTAACAGTAATTTGTGCTTCTCTTACAAACCCGCTGTTTCCTCTGTTTACTATTTTTACATCGGTAATACCTGCCATAGGTACATAACCTTCTTTTTCAGCGAAATTGTATGCTCCGGTACTCTCTGAGAATGGATCGGTGGAGATACCGGCTCTTAGTTTTTTATCTTTATCTAATGTACCGCCATGAAGTATATGTTCTCCTGCTGCATTAGGAATACCTTTTATATTTATTCCAGAAGTCAGTCTAACAAAAGAATTATTACCGTTAATAAAACTCTGTAAGAAATTAGGGGATACATTTGCTCTTTTACCATACAGAGCTGCTCTAGCTGCTAATTGTTGACTTACCTCTTTATCTATAGTATCTAGAGATGGTAAGGGTCTAGTAAAGAATACACCTTTTTCAGCCATAACCTATCGTTTTTTGTTCAACTTCTCATACTTCTGCACTACTCTTGTTGGATTAGCTGGTATTCGTAGCTGCACTCCGGGTTTAGGTATTAAAGAACCTGTGTTATTATTAGGGTTTGCTGATGCGATTACCCACCATAGAGTCACATCTTTGTAAAACTGTTGTGCTAATGTGTCAAATCTATCACCAACAGTTGTTATTACATATATGTCATCAGATGTTGCAGGAATATCAGGGTATATAGCATTTTGTATATACCTAGTACCTTCTTCATCCTTAACTTCTAATATGTTTTGATATCTATTCATTTATTATAAAGTATCTCCATCTATTTCCTCTTCTATATACTCGATTTCTTCTGGTGCAGATTGTGCTAAATCAAGTTTTGGTTTTGGGAATATAGGATCAGTTTGAGTATTGGTGAAATAGGGCATTCCTCCAGTTTGCGGTACAAATTCGTGGATTGCTTCTGCAGTTATACTTACATCCAATACGTGTGGGAGTATTTGAACATCAGTCTCATCAGATATATTTTGTTTTGTTTCCCATTGGTAATCTTGTTGCCAATTAATAGATACTGAAGCTATATTACAGAGTTGTTCTGAAAGATAGTCCCCTATATTAATCTTAACTAGAGTACCTCTCATGAATAAGCCATCTTCTGAAAAAGAAGGAGCTGTTGTTGATGCTAAGTAGTTTAACTTTCTATATAGGGGTTTTAACTCGTGTCTTGTTTGTGCTGCGATTTTAAATGAGAAAGAAATTGATCTTTCAAATCCACTATATGTTTTAAATTGCTCAGGTCTACCTAGAAATTGAGTTTTATTCCACATCCCGCTATAAGAGTCACTAAAACTATCTAAAAAAGCTCTAAACTGAAGTATATTATCTTCGTCTTTACCTAGTACTTTAAAGTAGAATGGTATTATATCTTCTTGTAGTTCTGATGTATCTTTTAATATACCTACTGTATTAGTTGGGTCACCGCCGGAGTATACATTAGCAATAGGTTCTAAGTAATCGATTTTACCGTAAAATGATCTAGGGAATTCTGCTATTTTAAGTTTTTTAGATTTTTTTATACCTTGTGATATTTGACGAGAATGCGCAGGATTAATTCCTTTCCCCGATACTTGGTACTCTCTATCTTCTTTACTTAAATTCAGATTTCCTTTATATAAGTGTAATCCTAATCCGTTTAGAGGAACTTGAGCTGTATTAGTTATAGCTGTGGTTAGTATGTCTTTTGCCTTATCAAGCATTTGTTTTCCTAAACCTGCTCCAGCTTCATAAAGGGCTTTTGAATCTGCCGCTTCTATAAATCCACTTAGAGCTGTTTTTGCTGCATAGGTTATACCAGGTTTGGCTATAACAAGTTTAGCCATACGTATGACATCATCTATTCTCTTCTGAGCTAGAATGCCTTGTACGGCTAAGCCGGAATTACGGCCTCCTTCCTGATCTATATCCTTTACTACAAACGGTTTTCGATTGAGTCCGCTTTCAAATTTCAAAGACTTTAGATCTGTTTTAAGATCTACTAATGCCATATTATTTTGGTGCGTTATCTAAGTACTTAGTAGGAACTGCTCCGTCTAAATCTAAAGTTGAGTGGGCTGCTGGTTGAGTTTGTCCATCAACATGTACTTTAGTAGTATCTGCTGATGCGCCTGCTCTTAGAGCTGGTTTTTCTCCTCCTAGTCCTAAAGTGGTTACTTTTAATGAATCGATAAGTGCCATAATTGTTTTATTTTAATTGTTTATATGATTATAAATATCTAGTATCTTGATACTAACGACTCCCCAACTTTATAACTATCCATTTTAATTATAGATTTTTGAGGGTTAGTAATATACTGGTAGAGAAGAGCTGTTTGATTACGTAATTCTACTAAATCAGCTTTATGATTTTTCTCCATTGTTTTATTCTGTTCTCTTAATTCTGTGATTTGATTAGCGCTTGCATTATCAATATGCTGTCCTAGTGTATCTATTTCTGTTTTGAATACAGTATCTACATTCATATTAACTTTCATAGCACCTCTTCCGAATACTCTTACAAATTTAGCAGCGTCATTTGAAGCGGTTTCTAAATTAGATAGATCTATCTCGCTTATAGGTTGGAGAAAATCTTTCATAACCTTACTTAAAGATTCAATTCCAGCAGTTTTGATTACTTTCATGTTTGAAAGTTTTTTGCTAAATTTAATTGTATCGTTTATACCGTCTAGCATATCATCAGCAATATCTTCAAAATCTTCCATCGAACCCATTGCATTACCGAATGCTGATATAGTTTTGGCATTTTTCTCTACCGCTGCAGCATCTAACTTAAGTTTTCCAAATTCATTAATTTTATCAACAGGTATTCCTTCGCTTGTATCACCGCCAAAGAAGCTTACTAGTCCATCTACTAATTGCTTTCCTGCGTTACCTAAAGATCCTAAAAATCCTGCACCATCTCCTAAAGCGAGAGCACCCATTGCCTTAGCATATTCCACTACAGCTTTAGCATTGTTTCCTATTTTCACTGGATCGAATGTCTGTTTAGAGAAGTCTGCCATTCCCTTAAAGGCCTTGTCAATAGGATTTTCACCGCCAAACATACCGACAATACCGTCTACTAATCCACTAGCTAAATTACCTAGAGAACCTATAGCCCCACCTGCTCCTGCTGCTCCTAAAGCCAACATAGCCTTAGCATAATGTACTACTGCTTCTGCATTATTCTTTATAGCTTCAGCTGGTAGTAGTTCTTTACCAAAGTCTTTAGCTCTAGCTAATTGGTCTTTTGGAACCATTGCATCAAACAGGGATCCAAGAGCGTTTCCTATAGCACCTACTGCTTGCCCTATACCAGCTGCTCCTAACGCGGCCATTCCTAACGCATAATCTAGTAGGGCTTGAGCGTTCTTCTTAATATTATCTGCTGGTAAGATCTCTTTACCGAAGTCCTTAGCTTTTTGCATTTGGTCTTTAGGCACCATTGAATCAAATAAAGATCCAACCGCATTACCTATACTACCTATCGCTCCAGCTATTCCGGCAGCACCTAAAGCAGCCATCCCTAAAGCATATGCACCTAAAGCTTTTGCATTATTAGTTATACCTTTAACATCTAAATCATACTCTCCGAACTCTTCTACTTTCTTTATTAGTTCTTTTGATATCCCATCTGTGCCGAATAAGCTTCCTATGGCTCCTATTGCTCCTCCGACTGTGAAGGCTGCCATACCTATCCCTAATGCAGTTAAACCTGCGCCTACTGCTGTCATTCCTAGTCCACCGGCCATTAAAGCTTTTCCATCGAGCTCTTCAACAGATTTCATACCTTCGACAATCTTAGGCATCATTGCTGAAAGAATAAGACCTGATATTCCTACTGCAGCAGTTAACATAATTATTACTCCAGATAGTGTTGCTGCACCTAATAGTATCTGTGGAGCTGCCATTCCAAATGCCTTAAGACCTTTAGCAAATCCTTTAAGAAGTCCTCCAGTTTTAGAAGTCAATCCTTTTGGCATTACATCTTTACCTTTTGCTGCTCCTGCAGCGGCAGCGATTGGTGATCCTGGTTTCTTTTTAGAGAAAAAACCTTTTAAAGTTCCTAGTAAACCTTTCTTTTCGCTATCTCTACCTTTTGGTTTAGAAGGCATAATTTTAGCTTTTAAACTGCTAAAAATACCTTTTTTAGGTTTAGGTGCTGCAACTCTTTTACCTGCTGCATCTCTAAAGAAGGTTCTTCCTCTTTTATCTACTCCTTTTATAGGAGCGTCCTTACCTTTCAGCTTACTGAAAAGCTTAGCAAACATACCTTGTTGTTTGGCGGCTCCTGGTAATGGAGGTGGTTTTTTACCGAATAAACCTTTAACTTTAGATGCAGCGGCGGCGCCAACATTTTTAACCCACATCGGCATCATTCTAGTACCTCTCATCTTATTAAAGACTCCGCCAAGAGCGGATAGTCCTTTAAGTCCTAAAGTAATAGTTCCTCCTGCAATGGCTCCTGCTCCTAGTAGTTTACCTACTAGACCACCGTTTGATAATAAATCTTTATTAGCCCCGGTGAAAGCATCTTTAAATGTATTAATTACTAGGTCCTTTATTCTCATTAAAGAAGCACCTATATTCTTAGGATCAAATGCTGCTTTAAGTTGTTTTCCAAACGCTAAAGCACCTAATCGTATATTTTCTTGAAATTTATCAATTCTTTGTTGGAGAGAAACCATAGCCTGGGCGGCTTTAAATTGCATTTGACCGATTTCTTCTTGAGATTTTTTGTCAGCTTTAGCATTCATCATTTTAGCGGCTGCATCTCTATCAGTCATACCCTTCATTTCGTCCATATTATTTAGGACTCCATTAAGCTCTTCTTTTGTGTACCCAATACTTTTAGCAAAAATTTCTTGAGCTTTTACATTCCCTTTTAGTCTAGAAGCATTTTCAGTAATTAGTCGAAGCTGCTCTTCTTGCTGTGTTACTACATCTCCTGTAGCGGCTGCGGCTCTTAATCTATCTAAATTTAGCTCTCTACCGAGTATTAATTCAGCTTCCATTTCTGCAGCCATGTAATTTTCAAAGTCTAATGTACTTTCTGCAGCGTCTTGTATTTTAGACATTTCCATGCCCATCATTCGGGCACCGTATGCTGCTTTTATTAACGCATCTGGGTTTTTAGAGTTAGCTCGTAATACCGTCTGTGAAGCATGCGCTAAGTCTTCCATTATCTTAGCTGGAGCGATAGCCATTTTATTGAGAGCGTTAAGCTTTCCTACTGCTCCTCCTATGTCTGTGGTAAACTCTTTAAATGTTTTACCAATCTTGGCCGATATCTTAAATAAGTGAGTAGCTGCATCAGCTGATACTCCCATTCTGTCGGTCAATACGCCAAAAGTTGTTAGTTGTTCTCCAGTAAAACCAAGAGAAGTACCTAACGCGCTATTCATTTGCCCAACGAAGCCTGCTGCTTTTTGTATAGGCATGCCTAGTTGTCCTGCTGCTGTTGACACAGCTTTCATAGATTCAGCTGCACTTATGGCAGCTCCACCCATACCTTTCCTAATAGCTACACTGACTTCAGAAACTAATTTAGCACCTTCAAAAAGGTTCTTTATGAACCCGCCAAGCATAGCAAGTGATAATGCTTTTGCAAATCCAGTAGCTGCTTTTAGACCCGCACCAAGTTTGCTAGTACCTTGTGCTGCTGCATCTGTGTACATTTTAGCAGCAGATTGTAGGTTTCCAAACACTATACTAAATAATTGACCTACTATCGGTATATGTTTTGTTAATGTCTCTCCTAATTTACCGAATGACTGTATTAGGCTTCCTCCTGCTTTATTTATTTTTTCTATCTCTTGGCCTAATCCTTTTGCAGCATTAATAGACTGATTTTGTTTTTGTATCCTCTCTTCTATTAATTTATTTTGACCTGTAAGGTTAGAGGCACGTTGTCTAAATTCAGATTCTTCTTCTTCATATCTTAACGAAGCTGCTTTAGCAGTTGCCTTATCTTTTTCAGCTTGAGCTATCTTTTCTTTATTACCGGTTGCTAATGCTTCTTGGTATTTTATCTCAGCATCTCGCATTATCTTAGATGCCTGTATAGCTCTATCTTGTGCTAAAGCGTTAGAAGCATCAATTTCTTTTTGGATAGCTCCTCTAGCTGAGATTAGTTTAGCGTTTTCCTGCTCTGCTTTTACGATGTCATTCATGAAAGATTTACGAGCACTAGCACTTTTAAGTGTAGACACAGTCATTTTAGACATAGTTTCCTGTAATTTGGAAACTTTGCCTACTTCAGCAGAAGTAACAAATTCTCTTACTCCTAAATTTTTTGCAGATTTCTGTAGATCGGCAAACTCTCTTGCAAGGTCTTTGATTTCAGCTTTGGCTTGTATTGCGCCTTGTCTGATATCATCAAGCTGTTTTTTCCTAGCTTTAGAGCCTGCTGCATCTCCTAGTGGATTGTTAATATCGTCTGCCATGTAGATAGTTTTCTTTTTTATAAATAGTAAAGGCCTCTAATTATTTAGAAGCCTTTGTACTATAGGACGGTGATATATTAGGTCCTCTCGGAATGTCCTGAGAGGTAGGTTTATTACCGCTCGATTCATTTTGTTCTTCGTAGAATTCTGCAATTCTTTTGAAGGTTAATCTTCTTAACCATATGGGCATATTATACACAGTGCCAAAATCATAGCCGCCTTTACCATGAAACACAATTTCGTGTATTTGAGAAAAGAGACCAGCTCTATACTCAGCCGCTTCGTTAGGCGTCAGGCCAAAAAAAGTTGATCGTGACCGGCACTTCGATGTCCTCCCCTACACCGTCGTCACCTATATGGTACACTTTAAAATCAACATCTGGCTGTACTCTACTGTATTCTTCTCTCAATGCTCTAGCATCTTGAGCCAACAAACCTTGGTCAACAAACTGTCTAATTGTAGATGTCTCTCTATCTCCGTTGACTGAGGTAATAATATGTTTAAGTCTAGTAGACATAGAGGTATCATTATCCCTATTAATTTTCTTTAGACCTTGTACTTCTCTATCTATCTTCTTATCGTCTCCGTGTGTGAGTAGCTTAAAAGTAATTTCATTACCGCTTTTTGGTAAGTTGAAAATAAAGTCTCCATTTTCAGATGGAGTAGCATCTTCTACTTCTTTATCTTTAACTTCACTTAGATCAACTGTGATTTGTTCTCCTTTGTATTCGATTTGGTAGTCTTTTCCGTAAGAGAGAATACGAGCTGCTACCATAACGGCATTCTTATCACCGATCAAAAGATCATCATAGTTAAACTCAGTTACAATGAGCGATTGAAGTAATTTATCAATAACTACTCCTTTTTGAATGTAGTTTTGATTTGTAAGAATATCCTCTTCTTTAGCTGTCATATACTTCATCTCTAAAGTACCGCTTTTTAGTGGATGTCCTTCTGGGTAAAACCTACCTTTAGACGGGAGCTCTACTGTCTCGGTAGGAATTTGAAACTTAGGCTTTGATGCCTGATTTGGATTTTCCATAAATTTTATTTAATATAAACTAGTTTAATAATAAATATATGAACTTTAAATTTTAAATCCAACTAAAAACATAAAAAAAGCCCCAAAAGGGGCTTCTTTATATATAAAATGTATTGTATCCTAGTAGTTAAGTACGCAGTAATCCATGTTGATTGTGATCCCTAAATCAACAACTGCATCTGAAGACCAGTCAAACTGTCCAAAGTCTCCATTAGTTACGAATGCTCCTTTGATTATCCACTCACCGATTACGTCACCAACTGGTCCTAATACGTTAAGTGTTAAATCTTTCTTGTAGAAATCTGAGTATCCAGCTCTACCTGTTACTGATTCGTATCCTAGTCTTGCCCATTCCATTACGGCTTGTGCTCCACTTGGAGTGATCGGATCGTATAGAGTCATAGTCATCTCTGCCCATTCTCTTTTCCCACGGATCTTTCTGTAGGTGTTAATATGGTCAAGCTTTACTACATTGTCTGTAAAAGTAGGAGCTTTGACGTTCTTTATCATGAAAGATGGAATCGCATCAATGTACATGATAAATCTGTTTTGCACTTTCGGTTCGAAAGCTCTGAACATTATTTCGTTAGGATCTAATACTGCCATTTTATTTTTCGTTTATTATAAATATTCAACTTTTAAATTATTCTCCTAAAGTAGCTCCAGTTGGTAAGATTACGAAGTCTAATGTAATGAATTCCGCTGTCTTAGCCGGCTGTATATAGATTTGACCTACTAATTGGTTTCTATCTATTACATCTGCAGTGTTATTAGAATCATCCATTACCACTCTATAAGCATAAAGACCTTGTCTTTGTACCACTGACTCTAGGTAAGGGTTAACATTTGCTAAGAAAGTATTTCTTGTAGCAATAGTGTTTTGCTCGAATACTAATGTCTTCGCTTGATCTCCTAAGAATTTCTTAAGATCAATTAACAATCTTCTAACATTAACTCTATCTAAAGCTGATTTTTTCTTCTGTAAAGTTTTTTGACCGAATACTGAAATACCAGATCCAGGGAATGTAGCGATTGGGTTTACATTTGCAGCGTATAAAGTATCTCTTTGTGATCTAGTTACTTTTCTTTCTGCTTGTATTACGTTAGGAATACCTCCTCTAGTTAAACCAGCTGGGGCAAACCATGGTGCTGCAGCGCTATCAGTAAATGTATATACTCCAGGTATTACTACTGATGCAGGAACAAATTCTAACTTACCTGTTGAAGTTGCCATTTGTAACCATGGCCAATAAGTAGCTGCATATGAGCTGTTAACTGATGCTGAATTACCTGCTGCATTTGATACTGAAGTTCCGTAAGGTGATAAATCTACTACTGCAATATTGTCTCCTCTATCAGAAGCTAATGAGATGATAGAATCTAATTGAGTCTTATGATCTCCAAAGCTATAAATTAATCCAGGAGCTGAAATGATATTAAATACATATTCGTCTTGGTTTGTTAAGATTGAAATAGCATCGGCATAATTTGCAGCAACTAATCCTTGGGTATTTGCATTTGAAATCTCGCTAAACATATTGTTAGCAGCATCATCTTTATACAAATTACCACTTGCTCCAGAGAACGAACCTGATTGAGCTATTGGAAGAGAACCTGTGTAGTTATCATCACTTCTGTTAATACCGTCGTTTGATAAGTAGTTTAATGTTTGTCTGTTAATAGCAGAAACTCTAATATAGTTGGATCTGTTAACATATGAACCTACTGTAGAAATGTAAGTAGATGATCCATCTGTAGCTTTAGTCTTGTATTGATCTCCAATAATCTTAGCGATGTATCCTTCTGAGTTTGGATCTAGACTTAAGTCGTTAAAAGACTCTAATACTGTTTTTTGTTTTAGGTTATCATCTCCTCTTCTAATAATAAGAGAGAATGTACCGTTAGCTTGGTCTATGTTTGAAATTTCCCATCTAACGTTGTCGGCTGATCCATTAATTAATGATCCATCACTATTCTGTCCACCGTTATTATTAAGGACTGATCCTTTACCGAGTGTTTGGATAGTAAATGGAGCACTACCTCCGTCTTCAGCAGCAATACCATCGTCAGAAGCTCCAGTAAAGGAACCAGAAACAACTCTTGTGATAAGAGCAGTGTTTCCTCCTTGCTCGAAGTATGATTTGACCGCTAGTGATGTTAAAAATTCAAATTTGTTTGAACCTGATGTAAAAGTAACACCAAATTTTCTTTGGTAGTCACCGTAAGAAGTGACCACAGTAGGCTCTTCTACTGGTCCAATTACTGTTGGGCCTATAAAAGCCGCTCCAGCAACAATAGGTGCAGGAGGTAGAAATGATCTATCTTGCTCTCTTGATAGTACCCCTGGGGAGATTAATGATTCTGCCATTTTATCTTAAATTAGATTATTCGTTCTATAATAAATATCGTTTGTAAACCTAAAACAGTTTTGATGTTACATGTTTTATTGACAATTATAAATAGGAAAAGAGGTCCGAAAACCTCCTTTATCTTAAACAGTAGAAAAAAAATTATTTTCCTAAAGCAGTAAATTCTCCTTTATCAATATTTACTGTTCCTTTTCCGTACTTATCTTCTAGTGATCTTGCTGTAGCATCTTCTTCTGCTCTAAGTTGTTTTAGGAAATTTTCTGCTCTTTCTCTTCTATCATCTAAATCTAATTGGATGATTTCTATTTTACCTAATTCTTCAACAATTGCTCTATTCTTATTTTGAATTAAAATTAGTGAGTCAATTTCTTCTTGTGTTAATTTTGTTGTTTTTGCCATTACATTATATTATTTGGTATCTTTAAATCTGTGTCTATTATAATAGGTACATCATGTTTTTTACACCACTTGGTCCAAAAAATACTACCTTCATAATTCTCCCCATATCTTTTTTCTAGTTCAGTATGAAGTTCTTTTATCTTTACCTCATAATCTAATATACGAAATAATTTTTTAAAAGACAACGGATATCCAGAAAATAATCTTTCATCTAGTGTCTTATAGTACATAGAGCCGTAAATACAGTCTTCTTTTTTATATTCTGATAGTAGAGGTTTAGATGAAATGTATCCTTTATAGAAATAATCTTCTAATGCTCCTTTATATTTTAGTTTACCTTCTATAAGGTTGGGTTTAAATTTTACTAAGTATTCGTACTTATCAATGTCCGGTATTAAGCTAACAGCGGATATTGTAGAATAAAGGTAAGAAAATAATTTAGTATTATATTTTGGTTGCTCAACTTTTATTGTTAGGTTATTGGTATATTTCCTGTACCGTTCTAATTTAGTAATCCACCTTTCGTTATCATTATCACCCCACGTATGTACAAACACATCGTTATTTTCAATAAACGGTCTAATATTATTATTTAAATTATGGAGGTAGCCTGAAATTATAATCCCAACCATCTGTCGTGTAATTGAAATTCGTTATCGTAATATATGTATCCTAATTTTGATTTAATAAACTTTTGATTAGAATTAAAAACAAACTGATTTGTGCGATCAGTTAAAAAGTACCCTTTGAGCTCTTTGTTAATTTTTTTAAACCCTAAATTCGGATTTTGGAACATATTCTCATCAGTGAAAAAGTCGTCATATACTTTTACATAATCTTTTACACTTTGCTTTTCTAATTCTTCTATTCCTAAATTATGTTCCTCATTAATATATTTAGCATATAGATAATGTTGGTGTGTACTTGGATGAGTATCTTGCTGTAATTTTCCGTCTGCAAGAATATAAAGTGGAGTATCTAAAGCATATTCCCAACAAAAATCTTCTAATGACCTTAGTGCATTTACTTTTTTAAAAGTTTCTTTTAGTCTATCAAAAGGATAGAAATCAGCTATATACCTATATTGTTCATCGAAAACATTAGTATTAAAAGGTTCACCGAAGAATAAGTCAAACCAAGGATCAAGCATATTAAAAGTAATAAATTTACATTTAGATTGCTTACTTATAGCATCTACAGATATTACATAACTTATTAACAGAGAAGCGCTCTGTGCTATATTGAAATATTTTTTAACATATTTTTTAGGGTAAAGATCTTGCCAATCTAAATTACCTACTGTTGTGTATATTTCCGAATCGTACTGTATTATATCTTTTCTTCCTACACCTGACCACTGAACTATTACAGTATCGTTTTCGTTTGGTTTATATCTATCGAATACATTACAGGCAGTATTGAAGATATATTCATTACCTGCGCCTGCTTTACCGAAATTGTAGACTTGCTTATACCCTGTACCAAGATATTCTCCATACGCTGGCCAGCAGAAGCTTGTATAGCTACACCCAATAACAAAGAGTCTATTTTTCATTATCCTAGTTTAAAATTTTCTATATGCTCTATAAAATGAACTATATATTCTTTAAAAGTGAGCGGGGTAGGAGTTCCGTAGGTAAAACTATGTAACCACTTATTATAAATAG